GTTTTATATTTACAAATCAACTAATAAAATTAATAATAAATTTTATATAGGTAGATGTAAAGGTCCTATTGAAAATAGAGAATATAAACACTGGTGGTATGCTTTTAATAAAAATAGTAATGCACCATTTCCAAATGCTTTACGTAAATATGGAAGAGATAACTTTACATGGGAAATAATAGAACAAACTGAAGAATATAATAATGGAGAAAGAGAAATTTATTGGATAGATAAACTAAAACCACAGTATAATGCCACTTTAGGAGGAGACGGAGGAACTCTTGGTCGTTCGTGCCCAGAGCATGTAAAAGAAGCGACAAGACAATCAAGAATTGTATCAGTCAAAGATAAAAAAACTGAAAAAGTTTATTCGTCTATGAAAGAAGCAAGGAAAGATACTGGAGTATTGGAAAGTAGTATAAGCAGGTCTATAAAATATAATGGTCCTGGCAGTAGATGGGAAAGAGTTATCTAAATATTTAAAAAATACCATGACGATTGGACAACCAGAGAATAGGAATTTTCTATCTCCAACAGGATTTAAATTTACGTTAAAGAGAACTCCGAAAGTTGCTTTCTTCTGCAATTCAGCAAATATTCCAGAAATAACTCTTGGTCTTGCATCTCAACCATCGTATCTAAAAGATATTGATGTCCCAGGAGATAAAATTGTATTTGGAGATTTGACTCTTAGATTTCTTGTAGATGAAGATCTACAAAACTATATGGAAATTCAAAATTGGATGAGGGGTCTTGGGTATCCAGAAAGTTTGGAACAAATTTACGATTTCCAAGAAACCGGATTCATAAATCCAAAGATTGAATCCCAGAAACAAATGGGATTATATTCCGATGGAACTTTACAAGTACTGACAAGTTCATCAATTCCAAATTTTCAAATTACATTTAAAGATTTATTTCCATACTCATTAGGAACTTTAAGTTTTGATGCAACACAAACTGATGTACAATACTTTACAGCAGACGTATCTTTCAAGTATACTATTTACAATATAGTAGATCTTGGTGGAAATCCCTTATGAGTTTTGATCTGGATATGATTCAAAAGATGTGGGAGCAGGACTCCAAAATTGATATGGATAATTTGCACACAGAGTCCACAAATATTCCAGTTCTTCATGCAAAATATTTTGATTTATACAATACAATATTTCTTTTAAGAAAAAAAGCAGAGCAACAGAAAAGAAATATTCGTCACGAAAGATATGAATACTATTCTGGAAAATCAGATCCAGAGGTATATGTAGAAAATCCATTCCCCAAAAAGATTCGTGATAAAGACACAATGCAAAAGTATCTTGATGCTGATGAAAAACTTTCGACAGTATGCCTGAAGATTGATTACTACGATACAATGTTGACTTATATTGAAAGTATTCTAAAGATGATTCAAAATAGAACTTATCAAATTAAAAATGCAATTGAATTTATGAGATTTAACGCTGGACTTGGGTAAATAAATAATCATAGCAATATTAATGCTATGAGTGATGTAATCATTGAAAAGAAAAATGAGGTTTACATTAAGCTACATTGTGAACCTCATATTTTGTACGAACTTCAACCATATTTTACTTTTGAAGTTGAATCTGCGAAATTCATGTCCCAGTATAGAAGCAGGCACTGGGACGGCAAGATTCGATTGTTAAGTACTCATACTGGAGAAATATATGCTGGTTTGTTAGATAAAATTATCGACAAACTAAAACTGCATAATTATACTTATGAGTTTAAAGAAAATAAATTCTATGGATTGCCTTTTGAAATTAACGAGGGCATCTCATATGAAGGTGTAAAAGATTATATGCAATCTATTTGTTCTCATTCTCCAAGAGACTATCAAATAGAGGGAGTATACGATGCTCTAAGGCATAATAGAAAATTGCTGATATCACCCACAGCCTCAGGTAAATCCTTAATGATTTATTCCCTTGTAAGGTATTATGTAGATAAAGGACAAAAAATTCTTTTAGTTGTTCCAACGACATCTCTTGTAGAGCAGATGTACAAGGATTTTGAAGACTATGGTTGGGATGCTGAGTCATACTGTCACAAAATTTATTCTGGTAGAGAGAAGACAAATAAACATTCTGTCACTATCACTACCTGGCAATCTATCTATAAACTAGAACGCCCATTCTTTGAAGATTATGGCGTAATCATAGGGGATGAAGCTCACTTATTCAAGAGCAAATCTCTTGTCGATATCATGACCAAACTTCATCATGCAAAATATCGTTTTGGTTTTAATGGAACTCTTGATGGAACTCAAACACACAAATGGGTTCTTGAAGGACTTTTTGGACCTTCATATAAAGTTACTAGAACTTATGAGTTGATGCAGCAAGGACATATTTCTCAATTAGATATTCGCTGCCTTGTCCTCAAACATGCTCCACAAAAATTTGAAACCTATGAAGATGAGATACAATACTTAATATCTCATGACCAAAGAAATAAATTTATTACAAATCTTTCTTTAGATTTAAAAGGTAACACTCTTGTTCTGTTTTCACGAGTAGAAGCTCATGGTGCAATTTTATACGAAAAGATAAATACTAACAAGCGAAATGATCGTAAAGTATTTTTTATTCATGGTGGAGTTGACGCTGAAGAAAGAGAATTGGTTAGAGAAATTACAGAAAGAGAAAATAATGCAATTATTGTTGCATCTTATGGAACTTTTTCTACCGGAATCAACATCAAAAATTTACATAATGTTATTTTTGCCTCACCAAGCAAATCAAGAATTCGTAATCTTCAAAGCATTGGACGAGTTCTTAGAAAAGGAAAAGACAAAGTAAAAGCAACACTTTATGATCTCGCTGATGACTGTACATATAACGCAAGAAAAAATTATACTCTAAATCATCTCATTGAAAGAATTAAGATCTATAATGAAGAGAATTTTAATTACGATATAATTACAATTAATTTAAAAAAATGATAGAAGACGATTTTTATGCAACAATAAAATTAAAAACAGGGGAAGAAATATTTGCTAAAGTTGCTGCCTCTGAAGAAGAAGATCGAACAATATTGATTATTTCAAATCCCATTGTTTTAAGCGAAGTTACTACTAGAATGGGAGTTGTTGGATATAAAATAGAACCTTGGTTAAAAACAACAAAGGAAGATATGTTTTTAATAAATCTTGAAGATGTATTAACTCTTTCCGAATCTTCAGATATAAAAATAATAATGATGTATCAAAATTATGTACGACAATCTGATAAAAAAAGTATAAATCAATCAAAAATCAGTCGTAAAATGGGTTATATCTCTAATGTCAATGATGCTAAAGAGATATTAGAGAAACTCTATAAAAATAGTTAAAG